TAGCTGGTGAGCCAGTTATGCCTTCTGGATTCGTATTTGAAGGAGTAAGATTCTTTGAATCTACAAACTTCCCATCTAAAACAATTACGGTCGATATTGGAGATGGAAATGGAGCTGTATCTAAAACAACTCCAGCAGGACTATTCTTTGGTCCTCAAGCTATCGGTGTTGGTATCGGTGGTCCTAACGCTCAAGTTCTAATTAACAACAACGACGATTTTAGTCGCTTTATCATACTGATTTGGCAACTATATGCCGGGTTTGCGAACTTGAATAAGGACTTCATTACCACTGCCTTCACAATTACAGAGTAATAGGAGGTATTTACTAATGGCAACTTACAAGAGTAACGCAGGAGCAATCCTACAACCTGGTAATCAGATTAACAAATTATCCGGTTATAACAAGGAAGGTGTTCAGGGTTGGCCTGGAATTGAACTCTTTGAACAGGTTGGTTATGTAAAAGTAACTAACTTGTCAGCTGATCAAGCAAACAATAAGAGTTTCAATATCACTGTCCCTTCTCCAGACAGAAGAGTTAGTGACAGGGTTAGAGATGATCGCACGAGTTTAGTGGTCAGTGCAAGTTCAGATAGACCTGCATATGTTTATGGAGCTTCTATAGCTATTGCACAAGACGTACCTGCAGGTGGTCTTCCTAGCTTTCCAGCATCTCCTATCACAGCAGATCTTGGTGGTACAACCGGTGAGATCCTACTTTTAGGACCTGACAATAGTGGTGTTCCACTCGGTGTTCCTTCCTCACAGTTAAATGGTTTAGCAGCTGCATCTAGTTCTATAACTGCAGCAAGCTCATTATTTGCTCAAGGCTTAGCAGATACAACAACTGGAGATTTTCCAGCTTGGACATCTGTGACAAGCACAATAGCAGCAGGTGATGCAGCTAATTCCATGATGTACAAAGTAACAGCGGATACAACTTTTAAAGTGTATAATTTAAACGCTATTGCTAACACTACAATCACTGGTGATGGAGTGTTCATCTCTCAAGATGACTCAGATGCAGGTAGAGCAGGTTATATCGTTTGTAGAGTTAACTACTTACGTCCGGCTGCTGCTGTATCTTGGAGTGACGTTTCTTCTCTTGTGGACTTTGCTTCACAGGTTGGCGGAACAGATTCATAATTTATATCTTTATAAATTTACTAAAAGGCGAGTCTCTCGACTCGCTTTTTTTATTGTCAATAAAAAATTATTAAGGTAAGCTAAATTAGAAGAAAGTAATTTTTATTATGTTATATCAACACAAGGTAACTGGAGGCTTAGTTGAGAAAATATCTCAACACGGAGAAGGCATCTTCATGGTCGTTAATGCGAATGATGAGGTGGATTATGTTCACGAGGATGATTTAATTCCCCATTTAGAAGCAACTACTGAAAAAATAAAAACAGAGGAGAGATTAACTGCAGAACTGCAATCCACTGGCGATAAAACTGCAAAACCAACTAATAAAGAAACTTTTCCTCTTGATACACGTTTAAATATTAATACTGCAAGTGCAAGACAAATAGCTGATAGTTTGCCCGGTGTTGGTTTAAAAACAGCTAGAGATATAAAAGATCTTCAAACAACAATGACAGGAGAAAGATATACAAAACTTGAACAATTAAAGGGTATTAAAAGAATTGATTGGGATGCAATTTTTAAAGAGAACTTAGTGAGAGTAGACTAGTAACAGGTGTATTTTACTTGTTTGAATGAAGCTCGATACCTTTATACAGTCAAAAGTACGTTGGCATCTAGGTTACAACATTACTTCTATACCAGCTGGTGATCAAGCTAGGTTAGAAGAGGCTATAAATAATGTACAAGATTCTTTTTGGGTCAGTAAAATTATTGAACAGGTGAGTAGATGTGATGAAGCTGAGAAAAGAACTGATATGACGGGTAGTATTAATAATGATAATATTCCAAAAAATAGAGTAGAAAGTATTCTTGGTGACGTTGACCGTACTGTTTCAACATCTGATTTTAGGCAAACTTTAAAAACTTGGACTGAAATATACATTTATGAAACAGATAGACTTGCAATGCATCTCTACGTCCCAAATTATCGAAATCCAGAGCAAGCTAGATACAGATTTAACCGAGAAGGTGCAGAATTTATACAAGCTCTTCCAGGGCCAGCTGATGTAGCTGTAGGGACACGATTGTTTTTAGAAACAAATCATAGGTAAGTGTAAATGTCTGTTTTACCTAGAACACAACTCGGATATACTTTAGGCATAAGAAGAAATAGAGATATCTATGGGCAAGGTGAAAAGCTTGCTAAAAATCCTTTTGAACAAAGTAGAGGTCGTATTAGAATGGCAGGTGATAGACGATTAGATATCTTTACTGCAGAAAGGGATTATATGAGAGCCCCAACTGTTAGAGGAGATTACCTTCCTAATCGTTTTGTATCATCAATACCTGTATCTAGATTGGAGAATTCTGATGGCTAAAGGCAAAATGCCTCCTCAACTTCTTGAGTATTTTAAAAATAAAAACAAAAAGAAAGAGGACGGTAGTGGTGAAAAAATGTCTGATAAAGAAAAACGCAAAGAAGCTTTAGATAAAGCTAGAGATGCTAAAAGTAAAAAAGAAAAAAAAGAGAAAAAATAGGAAAAAAACCTTCCTATATAATTAAACTAAGTCTTTTAGAAAGTAACAGTGTCAAGCAGTAGTTCAAACAAACAACCATTAATGGTGGATCGTCCAGCAACCGCCTCCACATTAGTCACGGTTTCTTCAGGTCAATCTTTCTTAACCAGTTTGATTCCTACAGCGGTTGGTAATGCTACTAAAATTTTTGACGTTGACTCTGGATTGACGGATACTGCAATCAGTGGAGCCTATGTTGATGAAATATTCTTTAGATATACAAAAAGAGTTTTACAAACAATAGATGCCGTTTCCGCTACAACAGGTACTTACTCTGCTAATGGAACAACTTGTACAGTTACTTTAAGTTCTGGACATAATTTAGAAATTGGTCAGAATGTATTTTTAGACTTTAAAACTTACAGTTCAGGATCTGTACCTTTGGATGATACTTTTGAAGTAAAGAATACAACAAACTTTACTGCAACAACATTTGATGTAGATATTCCTGCAGTAGGAGGGACTATAACAGGTAATGTTGATGTTTCTTTACCTACTGATTTTTGTTTCTATCTTGTAAGCACCGGTACAGTCACTAATATAAATCAATTCTTTCCATTATTTGTAGCTAGTGTTGATTGTAGCCAACAAGAATATAGTTTAACTTTAAATAAAAAATTACCTTTTATAAATCACCCTACAGTTCAAGCAGGAAATAATTTTGGATCTGGAAACAATGAAATAGCACCAAAACAAAGAGGTTTGATGCTGAGAAGAGGTCAGTCTTTATATGTAGCAGCAAGTGGAGCAACTGCTTTGACTAATGGTTTTTACTGTAATGTGCAGGGAGGTTTCTACTAAAAATGGAAGATTTTTTTGGAGAAAAAATAGCCACTAGTAGACAAGTTGGAGGTCCAATACAAGGTTTTACAGAATTATTTAGACAAGCTTATGATCAAGGGGCGTTTGATCCGGAAAAAGAACAATTTAATAAAATAAAAGATCAACTTCTCAACAAAGCCTTTGCGAAAGTTAAAAATTTAATTTATAAACCTGAAGAGGATGATTCACGTATAGAAACAATGCCGTATGATCCTGAAAATGATGATTCATATTTTCAGAAAATGCCGTATAATCCTGAAAAAAACAATTCATTTAAGAAAATGTTAAGGAAAATTAACTCTGGCGTAAATACATCTTTAGATCTTGGAGGTTTTGGAGCACAAAGAACTTTTGGGAATCCAGATAAAGGTTTGTCTGGATCAGTCAATGTAGACAAAAGATTTCAAGGGCCTACTACCTTAGATATTATGGGTGAATATAAAAGAGGACCATTTAATTTTAATGTTCATGGAGGTAGTCATGGTAATTATGGAGCTAATGCTAATGTAAATTTGAGATTTTAAAATAGTGGCATTCGAAATAAAAGATTTTGGAAAATCATCAAATTTCGATTTTAACAAAAAATTTAAAAATTTTGATAGTAAACCAAAACAGCCAAGTATTTATCCAAGAGGGGCTGATGGTTATGAGTTTGAGAGTGAAGTAAAATTTTATAATCAAGATTCTTTATGGACTAGATGGAGAAGAGGTTATGAATTATATGTAATGATGCAAACTATATTAGGATCAACTTCAAAAGAAAGAGATAAGAGGGGAGATTATAGATTATTTTTTACATTTCAACAGTTTCCAGGTGTTTTTATTCCTGCCAGAATATTTACATTTCCTTCTAAAAATAAAGAATTAGGTGAACATGTCTGTGGGATGCGGGATACAGATGGTTTTAGTTTTTACGATTTTGGCTTACCAATTCTTGCTGTAAGATACTTGGCACCTTCAGTAGAGGCCACTTATCAGCAAAATGGAAATACTTTGATTGTAACCAAAACTGAGCATGGTTTATTTCCCGGTGACGAGGTTTTTTTAGATATATCTAGCGGAAATGCAGTTGATGAAACTTTACAAATTGTAAGCAAGACACAAAATACATTTACTCTTACAGCAACAAATTCTTTAACAACTTCAGGTAATGTTATTTACCATAATTCTACAGCATTTAACGACACTAGATGGAGATTTGTGAGAGTTAAATTAAGAAATTTGCCTACAGAAGTTGCATTTCTTACTGGTGAAAGAATGGCAGATCGAATAATAGAAAAAGATCCAGGCATTCCTTCAACATATACACGATCTGGTTCTGATGTTACTATTACTTGTAATTCAGTCCACGGCTTATCTACAGGTAACAAAGTATTTTTAGATGTAAGTACTGGTAATGTTCTTTCTGGAAGATATACAATAGAAGTTACTTCAACAACTGAATTTAAAATTACTACAATAACAAGTGGATCTACTTCAGGAAATCTTATTTTAAGTAGATTATTGAGAGGATTTAGATATGACGACTATGTAGGATATACGGTTACTGGATCTGATGTAAATACTAACGAAATTATTTTTCAAAAAAAAGATAGTTATGGAGCAAAAACTATAGATACAGTAGCTAAAACTACTGTTCCAGCTCATAGAGGTTTTGCAGTAGGTAGATTCTTAACAACAGAATTAAGATGGAATTGTTCTTGTCAAGACTTTTCAAGGAGAGACAGTTATGATTTATTTAAGCAATCTAACACTTCCAGATTTCCCGTAACCCCAATTAGAGATACCAAACCGGGAAATGTTTTACAACCAGACGGAACTCTTAGTAATGAGAGAGATATTCCTGGTACTTTTAGAGATTTAGGATATGTAACTGTAAATAATTTTTACGAATTACCGGAATACGAAGATAAAAAAGAAGATTCTTTTCAAAATTTACAATATTATCAACTCCGTTGGTGTAAACATATTTACGCAGCAATGTGGTCTTTAGTGCATGATGAAGGTAATGAGCCTTTAAAATTAGCTGCAAAATATTCTCAATCTGGAGTAAATATAACTGTAGATTTTGATAATCATAATTTAAATAAAAACGATAAAATTCAATTAAATTTTACAAGTGGAAACGCTATTTCAGGAGAGTATACAATAACAGATGTTCCTAGTCCAAATAGTTTTGTTGTAGTTTATCCATTTGATGAAACAACTAGTGGTTATGTGACTGTTGAGAACTTAAAAAAACATGAATATGTTGGAGCATGGTTATTAGAACCTAGCGATAAACCTATAGGTAAAGGTCTTGAAACATGGGAAAGAAATTGGAAAAAAGAACAAGAAAAACTTAAAGAATCTGCAGAGATATTTGCTTTATATAATCGAACTACTAAGTGGGAAGGAAATAAAGAAATAATTGGTAATTTTAATAATAAACAAAAAGTTGCTAATTTTGATCCATCCGTTGTAGCAATGACTTTGACAGACAGCTTAAAACGTGATTCACAGGGTGGATTGGATAGATCTGGACTATCTTTAAATACAACAAATAGAATGATAGCGATGGTGAATAAACTCTTTAATAAATCTCCGACTGTACTTGATGACATAAAATTTGGGATTATAAATAAACCACTTACGGAATTTACTGATATTTTTGAATCGGGGTTAATAGATTCAGGTGCTTATATAAATGGTGAATTAGTCGATTCTGATATTAATACTAGTAATCTTGATGCCAGCACTTATGATCCTGAGACTGCTCAAGATACAGTAGTAGATGCAGGATTGTATTTAAATACAGATGTTTAATTATGGCAGTACAAATTCAAACAAGACGATCAAGTACAGTAAATGACCGACCTTTTCCTATCAGATTAGGAGAGGGAGAATTAGCTCTAAATAATAATAGTGTTAGCCCAGGATTATTTTTTGCTGATAATACAGCTTCTCCAAATACAGGATTAATAAAAGTTGGTCCTGTACATATAGGTAGCACAGCTCCAAATACTTCTGGTGCCGGTTTTACATCTTTAAGTAAAGGTGAAACTTGGTTAGATACAATAAGTACTCATATATTGAAAATTTTTGATGGTACATCATTTCAAACAGTGAAAGCAGTAGCATCTGTTTCGTCTGGACAACCAGCTAATCCTATTGATGGTCAACTACATTGGGATACATCTGGAGGTGGTAGTGGTGTATTGAAAATATATTTAGCTTCTAGTTCTGCTTGGGTTAATGTTTAATTAGTATGATTTAATAAGTGATCTAAAATTCTATCTAATTTAGTATGTACACCTTGCATTTCTCGTAAAAAATCCTCTTTTAAAACGTAATCGTGAATAACACTATTTTTTAAATCATCTACTTCTCTTTGTATTCGATCAAATTTTCTATCTATTTTTTTATTAAAATTGCCTAAAGCCCTTGATATACCAGCAAAAGCTCCGATACTTCCTGAAATAATAGCAGCTATAACTTGAGGTTCCATACTTTTATTATAATGGTAGGCACAGTTTAAAATAGATAATTATATGTAATTAACATGGCAACAGGATACGAACCAAATATACAAGGAGCTATTTCTGTATTAAGAGACTTAATGGTAGCCAATAATATAAATATGACTCGTGAACCATACGATCCTAATTACAGAGGATTAGTGGATGCAGTTATTGATTTAAAAGAAGGATTCACAACATTTGCTCCAGCAAAAGTAACTTTTAATACTACTACTTTTGAAGATGTAACGGAAGGCAATGCTCTTTATATGAGAACAAGTGATGGAAAAGTAGGGAAAGCTAGTGCTGCAGATGGAAGTATAGAGAATGCTTTTGTAATTGGATTTGCAAACATTTCTGCTTTAGCAAATGACCCTATACAAGTTACTGTAACCGGTTTACAAGATATTTCAGGTTTAGACGCAGGGGATTTATTCTTTTTATCTCCTACAACAGCTGGCGAAATTACTGCGACTCCTCCCTCATCTCCAGGACAAGCAGTCGTAAGATTAGGTGAAGCTGCAAGTGCGACTCAATTGTCTATTCAAATCGAGCCTCCAGTGAAATTAAGCTAATGTCTTATCAACCTTATTCACCTAATGCTCAAGGTTTTACTGAAGCATTAATAGATTACAAAAGTAATTTTCCCGGACAAGTATCTACTAAAATAAACGGATTCGCAGCTGAGGCTTTTGAAAATTTAGTTCAAGGTGATGCCGTTTATTCAAGGGCTAGTGATGGAAAATTAGGAAAAGCAATAGCAAATGATACTCAAGACAAAGCAAGAGTAGTTGGTTTTGTGGAAACAACTACATCTGCAGGTAAACTAGTTCGCTGTATTGTAGAAGGTGTTACTCCGTTAACAGGGTTAGAATCTGGTAAAAAATATTTTTTATCAGATAGTTCTGCAGGATCAATAACAAAGAATCCTCCAGTAAACTCAGGACATTTTGTTACAAGAGTAGGACAAGCTGCTACTACTGCTTCGTTAATAGTGAAGACAGAACCACCTATCGAATTAGCTTAACAATTAAGTGGGATTAAAATAAATATAAATAAGTTCTTTTGAAC